ACACTGCTCGGGACTTGGCTCGCGACCGATGACGCCACGTACGTGCCCGGGCCATGAGTCGAGCACGACGTACTCCGTCGCGGGCTTGAGCGCGGTCTTGAACCCGTCCCACCGCTCGGCGGCGTCCGTGGCGGGCGCGGTTGACGGCGTGTGATAGGTGACCCCACTTTGACTTGTCTCCTCGCCGTGACCGGGGCACTCCTCACCACGATTGAAATATTCACACTCGTTCGGGCCGGGGCCAGTCCTGTCCCGCTCCGCGTCCGCCGCTTTGTCTATCGCCTTCGACACGTCAAGCGCCTTTGGGAATCCCGAACCGTAGTGCCACGTGATCGTGTCTCGAATCTCAAAGCCGGCGTCTTCCACCCCGCTAAACAGCCGGTGGTGTGTCCGGTTGCCTGAGAACGCGAGCAGGTGGCCGCCGGGCTTGAGCACGCGCTTTACCTCACGCGCCCAGTCTTCACACCACTGCTGATACTCGCGCGGTTCGAAGTCGTCCCAGTCGCGCCCCATGAACGCGAGTCCGTACGGCGGGTCACACACAACCGCGTGGACGCTGTCGGCGGGGAGCGTCGGGAGCACGTCGAACGCGTCGCCCGTGTGGATCGTGTCAGTTTCCATCGGTCTCCTCGGCGTCGATTCCCTTGTCCATAATCTCGCGGACGCGGTCGCTGAAGGACTGGTCCGGTGCTTTCGTGGCGAGCACGTACTGAAGCTGTCCGTCCTCGAAGTTCACCGTCTGGCTTGCCATGTTACAACAACGACAACGACAGCCCGGAGTGTAAGTGTGTCGGGTGCGTACGTCGGGATACGCGCCTCCGGTGCGCGAGAACGGGTGTGTGCCGGTAGCATCCAGTGACCCCGTGCGTTTTCGGCCCGTTTCCGCGCGGGCGAGGTTACGGGCGCGTTACAGGTCGCGCCAGTTCGGCGGGGCCTTCACGAACGTGCTTCTTTCGTTGGGATGTACGATCCAAGAATCTGGCCGCGCGAGCGCGTTGTTCATGTCGTCGTCGTGCTCGGGTGCCTCGTCAACGAGTTCCCGCAGTTCTTGTAGCGGCACGGGTTCGCCACCGTGGAACGGGTTTGTCTTCTCGATCAACCACCGGCACGCCTCGGTCTGGCGGTCGTCCCCCGGCTCCGCGCCACTCCAGTAGAACAGTGCGTCACCCTCGCCGCGTTCCTCGTAGCCGATTTCGCGCGCGGAGTTGAGCACCGCCGACGACTCGGTGCGGGCGATTACCTCCGCGTCGTCCCGGTCTAACCCGGAGAAGTCCATGATCGACTCGGTCAACGTGTCGAGCGTGAAGTCGTCCGTCCCGAGCACCTCTTTGAACTGCTCGCGGAGTTCGAACTGCCGGTCGGAGGATATACCGTCAAACTCGGCGAACATGGCCCCGCTGTCGACGGCGTCTCGGATGCGGTCCAGCACGAACTCGGGGGCGTCGCTCGCGGCGAACGAGACGAGCGTGCGTGAGGGGTCACTCTCGGGGTCGGTGACGCCGCGGTACATCTGGAGCAACGGCGCGTCCCACTCGGGCGCGTGCTGAAGGTCGCGGTCGGTCACGCCGCCGAGCGCCCGGTCGCTAAAATCCGTCTCACCCGTGGACAGCTCCACGCCGTCGGTGTCTTCAATCGCTTCGACGATCCTGTCCGCCTGCTCCTTGCCGGGGTCGCCCCCCCACGTCTTATCGCTGAAGTAGCCGGGGTCGAAGTAACAGTCGTCGAAGTCCGATTCGGCGGCTTCCGCGGGCAGTGACGACTCGTCACACTGGTGGTTGCCTTGCGCGCGGTGCCGGGCGTGGAAGTTGCTAATCTCTTGCCAGAACGCCGGTTCGAGGTGTTCGTCGTTCGCGGCGTGGTCTTTCAGTTGGTTCGCCCGCGCCGCCCCCTCGCGTTGGTTCTCGGGGTTCGGCAGTCCCTCCGCGTCGATAAACTCCAGCACGCCGTCGACGGTGTCCTCCACGTCCGCGTTCGGGACAAAGTCCTCCTCGGAGAGTCCCGTCCCGTCGGTGTACTTGTCGGGGATTTCCGCGAGCGTCCGGGAGGGGTCCGCGTCCGAGAACAGGCCCGCGAGCGGTTCGTCCGGTGCGCCCGGTTCGCCGGCTTCGGCGGCTTCGATATCCGCGGGTGTGCGGTACGACTCCGCCACGTCGTCGTCCTCCGGCTCCGGCAAGTCCAACCGGCGGCGCTTCTCGGCGTTCGTCATGAGGCCACCGACCTTCTGGATCAAATCGGCCGTCTCGCCCACGTCCTCCAGCGGGTCGTCAATCGCCATGCTGATATCGGCGGTGTGATCGAACGGCGAGTAATCACGGACGACCGGGCGGACAATCCGGTCGACGAACTGCGTGGCGAACGACCGTTGGTTGGCTTTGATAGCCAGCTTCAGCATGGCGAACCGCAGTTCCGCCGGCTTCCCGCTCCCGAGGCCGTCACTGCCGACGTTGCCCGCTTCGAGCGGCAAGCCGAGCGCGGTCGTGAGGTTCCGCATGTCCATTTCGTGAACCGACTGATAGTCGAAGTTTTGCGCTTCGAGCGTCTCCACGTTCACGTCTTGCCCAGTGAAGTACGCGGTGTTGGCGTCCGTATTATGTGGATCAAATAGCGTGCGGACGCGGCGCAGATCGTCGTCGTTGATTGGCGCGCCGTCCTCGCGCCCGACCTTGACGTGTCGCTGGGGGAAGCCGTGCAACTCGATTGCCTGCCGAATCGCCTCCTCGTTCTCGCGGTAGGCGTCAATCTCCTCGCGGTTCCTGAGCACTTCGGAGATACCCGTCTCGTCGCGCGCCGACGACTTGTTGACGACGATATGCCACATTTCATCGGTCGGGAGGGTCTGCTCGCGGTAGCCGCCGTTGGGCGCTTTCGTCCGTTGTTTATACGCTGTCACCGTCCCGCGTTCGTCGCAGATTGGCTTAACCGTCCACGGCTCCGCGGGGAGGACGCGTTTGAAGCCGCCGGTCTGGGTTTCCTGAAACTCGCCGACGGCCGACGGATACCACAGCGCGTCCCCGCCGAGGTCCAACACGAGCAGGTCAAGGTCGGGGAACGCTTCCGAGGTGAGCCAGTCGCCGAGCGTCATCCGCTCGCCGTCAACCGGCTGTTCGGTGTCCTCGTTGTTCTCGACACTGAGCGTCGCCCCCTCGCCGAAATTGAGCAACGCCTTGTGGTCCATCAACTGCGCGACCGTCCCGCCGGACTCGCGCATCTGTTTGATTTCCCGGAGTTGTTCGAACGACGTGTCCTGTCCGTCGAACGAGTAGCCCGTGCCGGCGCTCGCGCTATCCACGTTCGTCGTCGGGTCGGCGGCGAGGCTCCGCCGCTTCGAGGCGACCCAGTCGGTGGCGAGGCCACGGAGTTGTCGGAAGAAACCCGCGTCGTCGTCTGGCATACCGCCACGTAGACCGCCGCCCGACTAAAACGCGGGGTTAGTCGGCGTCGGTGTCGGTGACGCCGAACAGGAACCACCGCGTCTCGGTGTTGTTCTTCTTGGTCGTCGTGCCGACGAGCGGCTTCTCCGGGGCGAGTGAGATTACACTCTCGAAGTCCACACCCACGTCGTTGAACTTCAACACGACTGTGCCGGCGGTGCGGACCACACGCCACAGCTCCGCGAACGCGCGGCGAAGATCATCCTGCCACGTCTCCGCCTCTAAGGCACCGTACTTCTTTGTGACAACACCCTTGAGTTGGTCCATTCCGTCCTCGCGGGTCGCGTGTGGAGGGTCAATCACCGCGGCGTCGAAACTGTCAGTGTCAAACGGGAGGTCGCGGTAATCACACTGTACGTCCGGTTGGATAGCACACCACTTGTCTGAGTGTTCACAGAAGCCCTGTTCCCGGATTCGGAGGTCGGCGTACACGGCGTCGGCGTGGTCTTTGTCAATCCAGATTGACCGCCCGCCACACGTCGCGTCAAGCACGCGCACGGTCACGTCCCTCCGTCGTCCGGTGCCGGCGACGCTCGTCGCGTCACCCGGAACACCGTCCGCGTGTTACTGTCGCGGTGGATTGTCACGACGTACTGTCGGTGGGGCGACTCGTCCTGCAACCACAGCCGCGGGAACTCGCCTGCGAACTGCCGGAGCCACAGCCCGGCGCGTTGCCGTGACACCTCACACTTGTCGGCGATATGCCGCGGCTTGACGTACGCGGGCGTGTCACGGCGGCGCACCTCGACGGCCAACGCGCCACACACCTCGGCGCGTTCGAGCGCGTTCCCGCGGCGTGGCGGCGACTGCCGGCTCACGCGTCCACCTCCCGGAGCAAGGCGCGCGCCCGGACGATATGCTCGACGGCTTCGCGGCGGCGACGGACGGCCACGAGCGCCGCGGGGTCGCCCGCGAGCGCCCGCTCCAGTTGGTCGGCGTCCGTCGGGGTGACGCGTTGCTCCACGGCGGTCAACTCGTCGACGGCGTCGGTATCGGTCATGAATCCTTCCCGTTGCGGCGGGGGACGCTGTGCTTCCGCATCCAGTACCCCACTGTCACGTATGAGACGCCGAACGCACCAGCGATTTCCGAAAGCGTCTGTCCACGCACCCAGTACGCGGCGCGGAGATAGTCCGGGTCGCGGTACGCGAATTCGTACGGCGGCCCGTTTACGTGCGAATCGGCTGTTGCAACCGCCCCGCGTGTATCAATATCGTGCCTGATCATCCACCGGTGCACGGTTTTCGGTACGACACCGAACCGCTCGGCAATCTCAGCCAGTGACAACCCCTCCTCGTGGTACAGCTTGCGCAGTCGGTCGGGGTCGTCGCGCGGGTGCCGGTCGGCGTCGACGGCGTCAGTCACGACACACCCCCGCGTCGCGGCAGTCGTCACACCACCGGAGCGT